GCCAAGGGCAAGGTCTCTCTCCGCAGAGTGGCGTAATAAATTACGTCACTTAGTCCCCATTAAAACGGGGAACACCACCTCAGCTTGATGTCGACGGCATGAGGACGTCCAGCACGTTCCAAGTGCCTTCCATCGACGGATGGCTGTCCGCCGCGCTTAAGGAAGAACTTGAGCAAGGCTCCAGGACCATCGAGATTATCCCGAGGGATCCTAGAAGACACAACGTAGCCCTTGACAAGGGGACTATGAAGTGTTGGATGTTCCCTCTGAGTCTCATAACCCAGAAAGGAAAACCGACCAAGCACAGGAGAAGACTCATCTACAAGAGGATAATATTTAATTATCCTAGAAATAAATGAGTCAAGCCACTTAGTTGTCCCCCAGCAACCAGCTCGATAGAGCTGATTACGGAGGGAAACAACAGAAATGACCTCCTGGACGTGCCTCCGGTGTGTAGGGAGCACTCGGCGAACCTTGACAATTGAAACGTCATGGCCGTCATAATACTCCTTACCACAAGACTCTCTGAATCTTCCGATCCAGAAAGACTTGTCGACGTTAACTCGAGCTCCAAAAAGCTCGAGAGCGTCCACAACGGAATGCACAACGTCTATGGGAACAATGATATCGTCCCCATAGATGCGCACCTTGTTGACGTATGACAAAATCATATCGTCACTAACTGGTGTTCTGAGCTCTCGCTCGATCCCAACGAAGACCATGGTCAAAAAGACCATAGCCTCGATGGGGAAGCAGAGGGCTGAACCCATAGATGCGAACTTGGCCAAGCGTATAACGCCATGACCAGGTACATCAGCCTTCCGTGATCTGGTACAATCCAGAGCCTCACGCAAATGAGGACTGTGGGATACCATCTCACGTACGAGCTGATTAGAGACACGATCGGAAGCCTCACTCAAATCGAGTGTGGCAAGCTCTCCGTTAAGAGAGCCCTGGTGAGCCATCAACTGATTAGGTTGTTGGTCATCAAAACCGAGGAGAGCAGAGAGGGAGTCAAACCCCTTCAAACTCTCCAGGAATAGCTCAAGAACTCCTTGCTGTGCGTATTGCATAGCAGTGGGCTCAATTGCTATTATCCTAGGTGTCTTTAGCGTCTTAGGAACAGGAATGACCTTAACAGGCAACTCCTGACCAGGTTCGAGAATGTCCACATCCCCGAATTGGTCATAATATGACCAAGATGGAAAGATATTCTCCCCAAAAGGGAAAAGTCTCTCCAAACGGGAGGTCCAGGTTCGCTGGTCGAACTTCTTGTTTCCAAGAAGTTTATCGGCCGTAGAACCGGGGCCATGCTTAGGTCTCACATTCCCATAATAGATCTCACGATCCATCTTGGAAAATAGAGACTGGAAAAGCACACCACTAACTCGCTTAAAGTCTGAGAGATCCTCAGAACTGAGAAGAGAGTCGGTGGTGCGGACATCCTGCTCACAAACGACATAGTCATTCATAGCTTTTGCTACCCTAGCATCGCTGCAGGGAAGCAAAATCTTGCTAAAGAGCAATGACAATTGCCTTATAGCGAGAATTGCGTCTATGTCTGGCTCATCGTACAGAACACCAGTACCAGGATCAAACACAAGACGAGAGAAACCCTGAAGAAATCCAGGGAGCCTCGATCGAGACGAGCGTTTCCACTTCGAAAACGCCTGAAACGATCTGTCGTCCACAAACCCTTGGTTAAGACTTTTTTGGAAGTCCTTGCCAAAGGTAGGTAGGGTTATCGTAAGAAACGATAGCCCCTCGTGTTTGGTCCGACCTTGGACAGTTTTTATGTCCATGGTGGCGCTAGTGCAACATCTAGTAGCATAATCAACTGCTACTAACTGCCAGAGCATCGTCAGGCTTTTCAAAACACCTCCTGATGGGGGTTGTTTTCCTTAGCCATGACAACAGCCTAAGGCCTGAGAGAGGAACTAAGCCCCCTCTCAAGCTACTCAGACCTTAGATTACCGAGAATGTCCTAAGAGGAAATCAAAATCCCGATAAGGACAGTGAAGAACCCAACACTTGCACTAAGAAAATAGAGCAAGGGCAAAAGGATAATAAAATCCTTCTTAGTCATAAAGACTAAGACTCGCCACCCAGAAGCTGGGTGATGAGTTTTGCGGAAGATGCACTAAGGGCTTCAACGAAGCCTTCGTATATTTTCCTGAGTTCTTCAACCGTGTACCCGGCAGGCGGAATGTCAAATACGAGATAACAACTCGATGAGACCTTCACGTTCTGCGCGGGAATAAACGGATCAGCGGTAATCTTGGATAGGTTGACCCTAACCGTTCTGCGAGTCCTCGAACCATACTGGGACGAGGCCAGCAGTTCGGTCAGACCATCATTACTCTCGTAGCGACTAGCATTCTTTTCCGCAGAAACACGCGGAAGAGAAATAGTCACTCCGTTAATTTTGATGGACTGAGGGTCAGCGTATGACATAGCGTGCTCTTTCTTTTACAGAGGACATATGTCCCCTGGGTGTTTGATTAACAGTGCAAAACTGTTACAACGCCAGGGTAATCCCAAGCGCTGCAAGTATGGCCAATTTTGTGGGTGACAAACCACTCCATTCAAGGCCAAAACCAAAGGGGTTTGCCTGCTTCCTTGTCTTCTTCACAGTTGTGACGACGACAGGAGAAACAGTGAGAGACACTGGATGCGAAACAGCATTCAGAGTTTCCCACACATAGTTACGTGTAGTGATGGTTTCATCCATCATGTAACCATATGGCATAACGAGGCCCTCGACCTCGAACAGCTGGAGATTAGAAACAACCTCCTGTGCGTTCGAGACCCAATCGAGGGCCCAGCTCCATGGGGCAATCTCCCAGAGAGTTTCTGGGGTAATTGTGGAACCGAACGCGACATTAGCCGCGTTACGGCCAGAAGCCGCATCTACCAGCTTGGACCAGGCGTCACTCTGGTCCGGAACTGGATAGGTGAACGAGCCTCGAAACCACAATTTACGTTGAACCTGCTTAATTTCAACAACTTGTCCCAATGGCATTTCCGCAGGATCTTGGAACCCGAACAACTGTCCGGGAGTCTGAATCTGCCCCCCAAACCAGGGAACAGATTCAGTTCCAATGAGTTTTGCGGTAGTGCTATTCTCTATGGGGAAGTCCCACTTACGTCGCACAAGACGACCGGCATCACGCTCGTACTGCTGCATGATGTCGCCCGCTTGTTTCACGGCTTTGGCAAAATCGCCAATTTCGCGAAGCATAGGCATCCAGCCAAACTCAGCATTGAGGAACTCATCCGCAATGCCGAGAAGGGCCTTGGTCCTACCCTTCCAGAGTCGAACTCCAGGGAGAGAAGGAATTCTCTCATGGATAGATTCCGTAAGGAACGTAGTGGCATCTCCAACAGGGTTAAGTGGGTTGCAAAGGTTGACGGCTTCAGTGCCTCGTTTATCGAGGTCACTAGCAAATTCCAATGATTTTGGCATTTGCAAAAGCCCCAAACTTTTCAACTGGCCTATCGCTATTGAGGAAAGAGTACCGTCGTAAGACGTATAACTTTTTCCCTTTATCAATGGCTCTAGGTGATGGGAACCGGTAGATACATCAACGGTTTCCTTCAAGGTTCGAAATGAACCTCCAACATCTCTACCATCATATTTGTGATGGAAAGGATGTCCTTCCGATTCAGTGATCTGAATCCCGTCCCCCCTACTATTGTAGTAATCCACTAGAGATGAACCGTCTGACAGATGCCTAACACGGCGTCCGTGCAGATTGGGTCCACGTAGTGAACGTTTACGAACAGTAGGTTGGAACGACATAGAGAGCTCCTCTGGTTGTTATGTCCGAACTGCTAAGTCCGGACAGGTGTTGTGCACTGCGTGGCTGCACCCCTCGCGGGTGCAG